CCGTGTACGGAACTGAAAATGTTTTCAGTTCCATACCTTTCTATGTTAGTTTCTTTTATTTTATCGCGAATATCTTTAGATTGCAAACTGTATTCTACTGCTCGTTTTTCAATATTTGTCTGTTTAGATTTTTCCTGCATCATAGGTGAAGAACAAAATGATTCCACCCCATATCGTTCTAAATTAGTTTCTTTTATTCTGTTTTTAACTAAAACAGAATTATTGCTACAAGAATTACTACAATATAATTGAAATCCATCATGAAAATTTTTTAACGGTGTTGGCTTTAATAAACAATGTGCACATACCGGTCGTTCTTGAACATCATTAAATAATGCCCAAAGTTTTTCATTCACTGTAGTAAAACCTGGTATTTCACAGTTCTGCAATGCTTCTTTAAATTTTTTTCTTTTCAATGAAGACCATATTCCAGATTTTGGCAAATTCCCTTCACTATTAAGCATTATTTTTTCAAATTCTAAATAAATTGGCAAATCTTTCAAGGACATAAATAAAAGTTTAATTAAAATCAATAAATATTTATTATATCTCATTTAATAGGGAAAGTACATGGCTGGAATAGATTTTGGTTCAGTTTTTTCAGGAGCAGGCATTAATTTACAACAACAGGTCTTAGGTTCTTTTGGAGCAGTTGTTGATCAATTTTCTTCTCAATCATCTTCTGGCTTATTCGGCGGCATGATGGGGAGTAGCGGTGGAGCAAATCCATACATTCCTGGTGAATGGAATGGAACTAATTATGCAGAAGATTTACTTAAATATCAGCCTAAACATCACTTTATGTTTAGGGTCATGTTTGAAATGGATCCAGCATTTACTAATTTAGTTCAAGGTAGAAAAGATGTATTTCAATATGTTGTTAAAAAAATATCTAGACCTGGTATCAATTTTGAATATGAACCAGTCAATTATTATAACTTTAAAACTCAAGTTCTAAAAACAATTCATTTTGAAGCCGTTGATATGACAATGATAGATGATATTCAAGATACTTTTCATAATTTCGCAAGATCTTATTTGATGTCGTATTCTCCTTTATCTAGATCATACAATTCAAGTCAAAGCATTCAACAATTAGAAGAAGGCGGTTTTAATTTTTCTGATGCTCCAGGTTCTGGACAAGATAGCGCAATTCGAGGAGTATTAGCTGCTGGTAAAATCAATCCATTAAAATCTATCAAAATCATTCAATATTTTGGACACGGTTCTGCTCAAAATACCTTCGTTTTTATCAATCCTAAAATTACAAGTATCACCTATGATGAAGCTCATCATGAAAATGGTGAAGGGAATCATGCATCAATAAAATTTGATTATGACGGAATGTATATGGAATCAGCAGAACAATCATCAGGAAGATCTCCTTACGCTGTACCTGGACGAGACATGTATGGCAATATTCCTAACGATTACATAGGCACTGGAGATCCTTATTTTAATTCGGCAGCTTCATTAGGTTTAGGTAGTCTTTCTAATGGCATCGGTGGTATTCTTGGTGGTATGGCTCAAACGGTATCAGCTCAATCATTAAGTGGAATAACTAATCCTTATTTAAGTCAGGCTTTACGAAATGTATCAAGCAATGCAGTTTATGGAATTCAAGGTTCAGCCAGAAATACTTTATTTAGTACTGTTGGAGGGAATGGGCCTAATTATAATATCATAAATAGTCCTAATAGTGGCTTCGTTAATGGAATTATAGCAGAATAATATGGCAAAAGGTAGATTTATTCCTAAAAATCCACAAAAATATTTGGGAAATGTAAATAATATAATCTTTCGATCGAGTTGGGAACTAACTTGTCTTAAATTTTTTGATAGTTCATCTGCAGTAATGAAATACGCAAGCGAGGAAATAGCGATACCTTATGTCAGTATTGATGGCAGAGTGCATCGTTATTATCCAGACTTTTTAGCAAAAATAATAAATGCTCAAGGTGTTGTAGAAGATTGGTTGCTTGAAGTAAAACCATTGAAAGAATCTAATATTGATTTTGCAAAAACTGCTTACGATAAATTAGCATTAGCAAAGAATGAAGCTAAATGGAAAGCAGCGCAGTTATTTGCTAATGCTAACAATATGAAATTCAAGGTCATAACTGAAATAGAAATTTACAAATTACAACCACCGAAACCTAGAAAAGCAAAAGATAAAGTAAAAACTGCTAAGCCAAAAACAATTAAACCTAGAACTGCTAAGGGAACAACTCGTGTTAAACCTGTTAAGAGGATAAAATGAATTTGAATAAGACTATAAACCATCCATTAGAAGAAGTATTTGGAATAGAGCCAGGTTCTTCATTTAATAATCCTGCTGTTATAGATCATGATGATTATGAAATGGTACCAAATTCAGAAGTTGCTCAAGGTCATCAAGATGATGAAGAAGATATAGACATTAATAATAAGATTGAAACAATTTACGATGCTGCATTATCTGCATACGAACAACAAAATGGAATGGCAGAAATAGTAGAGCCTAGATATGCAGCAAGAAATGCTGAGGTCGCGGCTCAATACTTAGGGCTAGCATTGAATGCAGTATCTCTCAAAGCTCGTACTAAAAATGATAAAAGAAAATCAGCTCAATTTATTCCATTCACGAATAATAATATTTCTAATTCTAATGTAGTAGTTGCAGATAGAAATAGTATTATGCAAATGATTGCTGATAAAAAGAAGCTAAAAGATGAATCAAATAGTTAAATAGATAAACCTACTTATTTAATAATCATGAAAATAAAAGAATTATTCGAAAACAATGATAGCGCAATTTGTAAATTTGAATTCAAATTAGCATTTTGGAAAATGTATTCGACATCAGAGCATTTATCAGAAAGTATTCCTAAAGATCTATGGGATAATTTAGCTTCCGAAATTGATCCAAAACTTAAATGTAATTGGATGATGTTTACTAGTGTTCATTTTATCGCTGAGAGATTATCAGACCAAGAACTAAGCAGTTCTCAATGGTTTGAAAATATAGCAACTAAATTGCACCTTGGCGCAGAGAAATTAATAAAGTCAACTATTTGGAATTTTGATAAAAAGATGAGTTATGGAACATTAGCAGCTTTTGGTATTCCAGATAAAGTGATGGATTATGAAAATATAGAAATTACTTTTAGTCGTAAAAATGTTAGCTTATCTGGTTTTAATAAACTTATCGGAAAAAGTTGTTTAAATCTCTACATTAAAGATCCAGAATCTATAAAAAGTAATGTTCTTAGCTTATTGAAATTGCCAAAGAATTGCGATGTCGAATGGGAATTGAAAGAACCTTGGGTTAAAATAGTTGATAAGCATTTAAATGGAGATAGGAATATTATTGCATGTCAGAAAGAATTATATGACAACGACTTGGACGAATATGCGCAGCTTTAAACAATACTTATTAGAAGAACAAGAAATTGATATCCCAGATGAAGATAAAGAATGGTTGTATAAAAAATCACAAGGGGTGATTACAAAAAATTCAATGGGAACTCTTTCTGCAAATAATAATTTAAGTTTCAGAAGATTGCCAGTGCTTAAAGAAAAATTATTTAAAAATGTTCCAGGTGGATTTGAATTAAAATATCCATTCAGTTTGGTTGATGGATCATTAGACCTTTCTAATTGTGAACTTGTTTCATTTAAAAATTTTCCAAGGAGTGTTAATGGTTCTGTTAATGTTTGTGGGAATAATATATCATCTATTGAAGGTCTTCCAACAAAAATAGAAAGCACTTTAGATATATCAATAAATGATAAGCTAACAAGCTTATCTGGAATACATAAACATTTAAAGCAGTGTTTAGTAATTACTTTACCAACTACTATTACAAGTAATGTATTAGGTTTAGTTAAAATTAAAGACCTTTATACAATCAATTTAGATGCTAGCGAACGATTTCATAATAATTTTGAAACCTTAATGAAAGTAATTAAAATTGTAGAAAAATATATTGGCGGGGATGGCAATGTAATTGAATGCCAAAAAGAATTATACGACAACGACTTAGACGAATACGCAGAGGTTTAAAATGGAATCAATATTTGCAGGATTTTTATGGTTAGTAGGACTACCATTTCATATTACAGTAGCAGTAGTTAAATATCCTTTATCTCCAATTGCAGTTTATACCTGTTCAGTCGATGATGATAAACACTTATGTTGGCCATTTCGTTGGTTAGAAACAATTGATAATGATCTTGGTGGAGACAGTGGTTGGAGGAAAGAGCATATCGAACCAGGTTCTGATCCATATTCAGATTGGAATAGAACTATGTGGTTATGGAGAAATGGCGGTAATTGGTTTAATTATAATGTACTCGGAATTGATGCTTATCCTAAATCTCAACTTCCACCTCAAGAATCTGGTTTAACCACAAGGGATGATGGATTTTGGGTATTAAGAGATAGATTTGGCATTAGTTCTAATAGCGATCTTGAAGTATTTTGGGGTTGGGGATTATATGGTAATATTCAAGGTATGAATAAATTTTCTTTCACAACACGAATTGTAAATAAAAAATGAAAATAAGTGAATTATTTGAAGCAACAGTAGATTCAACTGCTAATATAGAAGCATTAGAACAAACACAAGAATTTAAACAATTTTCAAAAAAGTTTGATTTGGTATCTACTAGACAACAA